GAGCTTATCGGATGTATGGGTTTGTTTGCCGTTATCGAATTAGCTTTGATAGTTTTAATAATCACATACAAGTTTGTTGCTTGGTGCTTACGATAAAGAAAATCAAGAAAGGAGAAAATCATGTCGGTAAATCTGGACAGGTTCAGTTGCGGAGTTATACCGAAAGAACCGAATGAAGTAGGGACATGCTGCGCTTGTGGCGAGACGATATATGATTATGAATCTGCAAATTGTCCCATTTGCGACGAGAAGGTCCATGAGAAGTGTATCAAAATATGTGATGTATGTCACGAGGTCATAGCGTGCAAAGCGTGCCTTACCGAAATAGATGGATTATTTTACTGTGAGGATTGCAAAGGAGAGGAAAGCGAGGTGATAAATGCTAACACAAGCACAGAGACAGATCAGGCGTAAGTTTCTCGGTTCGAGTGATACGCCAAAGATAATGAGATTGCTGCCTTTTGGCGATCCCAAAGAAAAAGAAAAAGAGGTTTACTGGTCTAAGGTTGCTGAACTACCAGACGAAGAAGCACCTGATTATATGCAGGTTGGCAACTGGCTTGAAGGGCCGATACTTGAATGGGCGGCCGGCGAGCTTGGAGTTAAAATCACAAGAAAATCGAAGGACTTGTTTCAAGTAAAAGACGGCGGTATTTTTGCCGCCAACCACGACAGTCTTATCATTGGTAAAAACGAGAGCATCGAGGGCAAATATGCAAATGGTGATATGGTTAAGACTTATGGTGAGCCGTACACAGACCAAGTGCCGGACTATATCATTGTGCAGGTACAACATCAGATGTACGTATCCGATCTGTCGAAGGTTTACGTAGCCCTGGCGACGCCGAGTTACTATGGAATTGACAGGCGGCTATATGTAGTCCCGCGGGATAACGAGATAATCGAAACTATTGTCGATTTCGGGCAGAGGTGGTGGAACAAGTACGTCGAGACAAAGACCCCGCCGGATGGCGAAAGCGTTCCGCCAATGCCGGTTCTAAGGGCCCTCGAGCGCAGGACTGGTGCCCAGATACGATTGCTTGATGATGCGGTTGTTTGGGCTGATAATCGAATTGCGGCTAAGGAAGAAATCAAAAGGCAGGAGGATATTGTCGAGACAAATGACCGCAAGCTCATTCATGCCCTGGGCGATGCTGAGATTGGCCTGTTGCCGGGCGGCAGGAAGGTGACGTATCTCAAATATGAAAGCAATCGTTTCGATATTAAGCGGTTTCGGCTTGAGAAGCCTGAAATAGCGGCAGATTACATGAATCAGACATTTCATCGTACATTATATATCAAAAATAAATAACGAAAGGAGAAAATCATGGCGAAAAAACAACAAACCACCAAACAACCTGAGCCGAGCGAAGTTCAGGATAGAAAGATGGAGCAAACACTTGCTCCGAAGCCGAGTGTGGCTATGACGCGCAGGGGCTTCGAGCCTTCGACCATCGAGGAGGCGTGGCGTTTTGCTGAAGCCCTGGCACAGTCCGAAATGGTGCCGGATAGATACAAGGGAAAGCCGCGCGATTGCCTAGTTGCATTGGATTTGGCCGGAAGGCTCGGCGTCTCTTGGCTGGCTATCATGCAGAATGTGTATTCTGTTTATGGAAGTCTCGGCATGGAAGCTAAATTGTGTACGAGCCTGATAAATATGTCGGGACTGTTCACGGACCCGCTCGATTATGAAGTGATGGGCGGAGACGATCCGTTCAAGTCGGATTATAAGATAAGGGCGTTCGCTACTCGAAAGAGTACAGGCAAAGTCCTCTATGGTCCGTGGATAACATGGAAGCTTATCAAGGCCGAAGGGTGGGATAAAAAGAACGGCTCGAAGTGGGCGACGATGCCTGATGTCATGTTCCACTACAGGGCGGCAAGCTGGTTCGCAAACCGCCACTGCCCGGAAGTAAAAATGGGAATGATGACAACCGATGAAATTCAGGAAGTCGGGCCGAAACACGTTGAATCGACTGTTGTTGAAAAAGGCGTCAACGGTCTTAAAGAACGCCTGGCCGAGCGATATAAGATACAGCAGGCCGAAGGCAATGATGGAGAAAGTGGACCGACTGATACTGAATCGCAAGACCGTCAGATTGAGGAAAAGATCGTTGATAATGAAGTCACTACTGAAAACCGCTCCGAGGAAACTCAGGCAAAGATAAATGAGCAGAAGGAAAAGCTCCAGGCGGCGGGTGCGGGCGGAAAGAAATCTAATCTATTTAAATAACTGTGTGTAATGGGTCGGGCTTGATTAACAAATATTGTAAAAAAGGGACAAACCCGACCCTTTTATGGCTAAGCCATAAAAGAGAAAATCATGCAGATCAAACGACTTAAAATACAGAACTTTGTCGGTGTGCCGGCTGCCGACATTGAATTTCAAAAGCCGGTGTCCCTATTTGTCGGTCGTAATAATCAGGGCAAATCAACAATCAGGGATGCAATTGAATTCGCCTTGATGGGCAAGGCGAGGGCGATGAGTAAGTTTAACGAGGCCCGGAATCTGGTACATGGTGACAATGGTATGCTTGTCGAGCTTGATTCTATTGATAAAGAGACAGGTGAAATTCGCTCGATAAGGCGAACGGTCAGCACATCCGGCGGCACGGAAGCAAATTCTGTTTTGCGTTATTGCCTGAATCCGCAGGAGTTTATACGATTGCCAGCAAAAGAGCGCGGCAAGTTGCTCGCCGGGGTCCTCGGGGGGGGGATGCAGGATGTTATCAGGGATGCAATTGCTGAGCATATTGGAAATATAGACGAAAATCTACTTAATGAAATTAAGCGAAGCGGGGTGGATATTCTTGATGTTGATGCCTTGAAAAAACAAGTGGTTGAGTGCCGGCGGCAATATAAGCGTGACAGGCAGGAATTGCCGGAAAAACCTCCGCTATTAGCCGATTATGAACTTGAGAATGGATATGATGTAGAGGCAGACCGAAAAAAGGTTGCCGAACTTGGCGAACGAATATCGAAGGGCGGCGAATATCTGGCTTCTGTCCGGCAGAATCTGCAAATAAAGGCCGAGCTGATGGATATTGAAAAGGCCATCGAAGCTGAGCAGGCCAAAATCGAAAAGGTGCCGGAACTGCGTGGACATGCAAAACCCGATGAAGTAAGGATTATGTCCGTTTGTGGCGAAGTAATCAACTGGATTTTGAATAACAAGGAACAAGCCAATTGTTTGTGCCCAGTCTGCAATAGGCCCAATAAGCGTATTATTTTCAAAGACCGTAAAGAGGATATCGAAGAATGGCTTTCTGATTATCAGGATGGTATTGCCGAGCAGGAACGTATCGCAGGCAATAACGAATGCGCCAGAAGCGAGATAGGCAGGCTGCAGAAGTGTCGCAAAGAATTGAATCAGAAGCTCGTCAAGATTGAATACAAGGAAGGCTCCGAGGATTTACTCAAGCACTTGACCGAGGAGCGCGATAAACTGCAAGTGAACATCGCAAACTATCGTCGGTACGAGGATGCTATCAGGCAATATGAGCAGGCCGAAGAAAAAGCCAAGAGGCTGGATGAATTGATTGCTGAGTGCGATAGGATAGATGATGCGCTTAAAGACGGCGGGCCGGTCAAATCGGCAATAGCAAAAGGCGGACGAAAGCTGCCGATAAACAAAAATCTCTTGAGGTTGTGGGACATTGCAAAATTAACATGGTCGGACAATGGCGAGATTGCTCTGGGTAATATTCCCATCGAATACGCCTCTGCTTCCGAGCAGTACAGGTCTGGCTGCGTTATGGCTCTTGCCCTGGCGGAGGTTTCCGGTGTGGGCATAGCAGCACTGGACGGTTTCGAGATTTTAGTCTCGGACAATGCGAACGCTTTTATGCAGGCGGTTGAGGATTGCCGGATTAACAATGTGTTAGTCTTTTACAGTACAGATAAAGACTTTACTGATGTTGAAATGCCTGATTGGTTAGAAATATTCTTTGTTAATGGAGGCAAGGTCACGAAATATTTGTGATTTTCTCCAATGGCGGGCGGCCCTTTCAAGTCAGTCCTTTGGGGCCGCCTGCCTGATATAATAGTTCAAAGGAATCATCGAATAAAATCATCAATAGTAAAGGTTTAATTGCAGATGAGAGAGATAAAATTCAGGGGCAAAAGAAAAGATAACAACGAGTGGATTTATGGCTCTTTGTGGATTCGCAGGGAAGCGGATACTTCGTGGCTAAAGTGTTATATCTGCGAAAAATTCGATGATGAATGGCATGAAATAATTCCCGAAACGGTCGGCCAATTCATCGACCTTAAAATCAAGAATGTCAAGGAGATTTATGAGGGAGATGAAGTCAAATGCAGCATTTCAAAAACTCAGCACTATAAGGGATATGTTCTTTATGAGGATGGGCATTTTTATATACAGACATTTTGGTATAGATTCAGACCGACCGGCAGGTGGGATTTGCAAAAACCGCCACTAAGCGGAAGATGTAATACAAAATTAGATATAAGAAACACTATAAATGAGGTTATCAGCACAATTCACGACAATCCTGAAATCCTGGAGAAATAGGCAATCGGCGAACATAATGCTCGAATAGTAAATAAGTAAATAATCAGGTGAGTCATGGGAAAAATAATTAATGTAAAGATCGATGTTAAAATACCATTAGTGCCTGTTTTTTTACGGTATCCAGATGGATGTATTTCAATTGCAGATATTACTGATGAGGGTCTTAAAGAAATTGGAAAAGCATGGACAGAGGAACTATTGAAGAAAGCAAATGAAAGAAGAAAAGAAAATGACAAATCGGCAATCGGCAATCGGCAATCATAAACTTGTCCCGAGCGAAGTCGGGGGATCGTAAATCAAAATTGATGTTCTTTGAAAAGTTAACGGCGCCTTTTGTTATTATCAG